ACCTGGGGATTCTTGAAATACGTCAGGATCATGACTCTGAAGAACTGCATGTTTTGTCTCCTTACTTCGTTTGTGCGAGCCTAACAACTTCTGCCAACCTGATCTTGATTGTCTCCTTTGCGGTCAAAGCCGCCTGCTCTTCGGTGGTCATCCAATCATCGGTATCTCCCCGATACTCGATCTTGAATGCGCACTCCATTCGATTCCCAGACTGCTCGGGATCCTTGCTGACGCAGTTCAGCCACTCATCCAAAGCAGCGTGAAAGAACTCACGCGTCTTCGGATCCACTCCCATCGACTTCTTCAGATCGAAGAAGATCCTGTCTCCAACGGGAACAGGGGCCGGATACCCCTGCACCATCCCCGTGAAGAAACTCGTGTACAACAACCTGAACTCGTCACTCATAACACACTCCTTACAATGAAAGCCGCATCATTGCGGACTTTGGAGGCGAACGGCCTACCTAGACCTCCCCCGGTCGCATCGGGGGATTTGAGGATGGTCGTTTAGCCGTGAATGTGATCACGGAGATTATTTACTGATGTCACGTCCAGGTTCAAGATCTGCCGACACTCTTGCCCATTGATGATGGACTCAAGAACCTCAATCATGGTCTTCCTTGCAGCCTTAAGGTCGTGGATGTAACAGCCGTTGTAAGACACGGAGTCATGGATGTTCTGCAGCCAAATCAAGACCATCATGTCCTTACGCTCAACCCCTGCAGCGTCCAAGATTTTGTCCATCAGCGCACGTGCCGCAAAGAGCTTGTGCTCAATCATATGGATCTTCCCGAGACTGAATCCGGCGTGCCAAAAGGTTCGGAACTCCATTCCGGTGACACGCTCAGCGCGGTCGATCTCCTCTACGCCGCTATCGCTGAGCAGGCAGCCAACGGCGCACCGCCCAACCTCATCGCCGCTCGAATCGCACATCTTGTACAGACATGCTCCATTCTGATTGATACCAGGCAGTCCGCCGTCGGAGTAGAACCCGTGGACACGCTTGACGATGCTCATTGCTTCCTGATTCATCTGAGATCCTTTCTACAAGGAAAGTGAGAGAGTTGATCACATCAGCCACCATGGCGGTGTGATTGTTGATATTCCCCGCCGAGATGTGCATAGAGAACAGATGAGCCAACTGCTCGCTCTTCTGCTTTAGTGGATTCACGGCTCGAACCCCGGAGTGCGGTCGTACTGCCGCCAGATGATCTTGTCTGGGTCCAGGACCGCACAGACCTCTTCGAGCTTTTGGAAGTACCGCTTGGCATTACGCCAAACTTCGCCGTCGTCGGTGTACTCGTACCACCAGTCGGCGATCTGAAGGAACTTCTTGTACTCATCGACGCTCCAGCTGCTCGCCGGCTTGGCAAACATCTCTTCTGTCATGACTCTTCCTTTCTGTTGCGCATCTCAATGATGCTGATTACACGTGCCACCTTGACGCGTCCAGAGGTCGCAACCTTGGACACGTCCCGATTGAACTTCGCCGCCCACTGTTCGCACGCCTCCCGAGTCCTTCCGGGAAAGATGTGCGAGGGTCCGTTTCCAGGATTCGAGATCTCAACGACCCAATCCGCGGAGAGTGATCTAACAACTCGATCAGTGTTAACACGAACCATTGGTTCTTCCTAACTGTGGCTTAGCCACAAAGAGAGCCTCTCGGCTCAGTTATCCTGACACTCCTTCTTCTCGGACCGGTGGATCACACGAGCCACCTCAGGTCCCCCGCCATTGAACTCGTCACACCACCTCTGCATGTCGATCTTGGTGGTTGCGGGCTTGATGAAACGAGGCCCGAACTCGCATCCAGGCCTGTCGATTTGAACGATCCAACAATCTTCCATGGTTGTACTCCAATCAGACTCGCTCGCCCTTGCTTCTCTTGTAGGCATACTCAGCCGACAAGGGGGCTTGAGAAGGATCCTTTAGCCAATTCTCTGCGAGCAGAAGCGTGAACCTGTGAAACTCACTGTCTCCGTGCACAGCGCAGATAACCGAAATCCACTCGACAATCACTGACTGATCGCGATCCCACTCTGCCCTGTTCTTCCAAGCAGGATCCGTGATCTCTCTTGTCAGCCTACCGCAGATGTAGTATCTAGCGCCCATCCTGTCGATGAGGTAGCGCTGATGCTTGAGAACCTGCATGATCTGCCACGAGGCAGACTGCTCTGGGTTCTGCCATCCCTCAACCTTGACAGCCAACTCAAGGTACTTGATGGCATCCTCTGACGTTTCAATCTTCGGCATGTCATTACTCCTACGTTAAAGCTAGTGGGGGGAGAACGCCTCCCCCCACCAGCCTTAGTTGCGATGTGGACTTTGAGGCTTAGCCGACGTGGCCAGACGCACGGAGAGCGCGCGTGTTGCGCTCCACCGCAGCCGACTTCTTGTCCGCAGTGAAGACTTCGACAACCACGTCGTCTCGGTAGATGTTGCCGGGACCGGTCGTGCCGCGGCCGATCGCAGCCAACTCCAGCGCCCGCTTGAGCTGCGCCTCGATGACCTCTGCCGCTGCCCTCTTGGCGCGCTCGGCAGCCGCCTTCAGGCGATCGACATCATTGTCGTCCATCAGAATGCCGGCGACATCGGCAGCGAAAGTCGTCATGACCCTGCTGGGCTGCGACTTGCTCCTGCGGAAACCCACCACGATGTCTGCGAGGGCAGCGGCCTGCTGCTTCGTCGCGTTCTTCGACTTGGGGGCCGCCTGGGTGGCGCCGAGGCTGACGGTGGCGGTGGCGGTCTCGACGGTCACATTGTTGTTGCTCATGGCAACTCCTTCCGAGGGTTTCTCGGATTTGGAACCCTATCAACAGATAACCCGCCCATCGAAATTGTGGGCAGCCAGCTCCTGTTGCATCGGGAATAGAAACGCCGCCCTTTCGGGCGGCGCCTCCTTTTAGATCTCGGGGTACTTCTTCGGCGTCTTCTCGGTCATGTTGGCACACGCCTTCACGATGAGGATGAGATCCTCCCGATCAACGTGGCCGATGACCTGATCGAAGTGTCGCGGCTCCAAGAAGCCGGGGATACAGAGCGCCGTCTCGTTCTCGTCCCACGCCATGACTTCGCATGACGTGAAGCCTTGATCGCAGTAGTTCTGACCGCCCCACTGCACACTGAGGCTGACGTCATTGCTGAACGTCAGATGAACGCCCTTGATCCGACGCTTCATCATACGCCACTCGTTTCGGTCAATATCACCACGAGTGGGAACGAACTTCTTGACCCTGACTCCAGCAAGATTGAGAACCCGCTGGATCTGATTAAGCCTGAACCACTTCTTCTTCACTTGGTCACCTCCTTGAGATGCTCGTCCATTGCCTCAGCCATGGATGCGCAGCACTCGCTGATTGCTCGTTGCGTGTGAACTTCCATCCAACGATGGCGCAGATGGCGAACGGCACCTGCGATGAGAGACAGCTCCAAGTACATCTCGTAGTCAGTGTCCTTGAACTTGTCCCTGCAGGCGTCGATACGCTCGACGATCCGCCCGATCCGCTCCTTCTTCAGAGCGTCCTCGGCCGCGGCGAGAGCAGCGCGATGCTTCTCCCACTCGTCGCGCATTGCCCAAACGAGTTCGAAGGCCTGCTTGCGCCACTTGTCATCCTCTCCGCCCTCGATGCGATTGACGCACATGTTGAGCATGCTGAAGCCTGCGTCAACAGTCCGACCTCCACCGATCATGCCGAGGTTGTACTCATGGCTCTCGTGCGTGTTCCAATCAGCAGTCATTACACACTCCTTCGCCACTTAGTGGCATGGAAACAGGGGCGGGCCGCCAACGCGACGACCCGCCCCACTCGATCAGTTTGCAGCAGGCGTGATCTGCCAAATCATGAACGAGGTGATCGCCACGTTGACGCAACCCTCGGGTTCGCCCGTGATCTTGCGGTCATTCGCCCATTGGACGGCCATCTCCGCACCCTCGCGGATGAACCCCTCGTCGTGATGTGCAGCGAAGAACGTGCACTGGAAGGCTCCCTGCCCGTGGACGTACTCGTCCTTGCGATCGCGCCCGACCCAGGCGCACATTCCGGTCACGATGAACTTCCTCATTTGCTGACTCCTTCTGCGCATAGCGCGATGAGGGGCGGGTCGCCAACGCGACGACCCGCCCCATGTGTGGACTTTGCGGTTTAGCAGTTCTCCAGGGCCTCGTCCATGGCCTTGCGGCCCTCTTCGTTGATCGCCACTGAGATGACGATCAGCGTGCCATCTTCCCCCTCCTCGCCGAGCGAGGGCCACAGATCGAAATCCGCGTGCTCATCGCTCGGCTGCTTGCCGTCCTGGCACTTGAGACCCGAGATCGTCATGGTCACGAGATCCTCGCCCATCGCCCAAAGGCGACGGGTGACGTCTCCGCGATCCGTACTCTGCGGGCGGTACATCATCGGCGTGTGGTACACCAGATGGTGTACCCCTCCTTCCTCGGTCGTCAGGCGGTGCGAGAGGGTCTTCATGTCCGCGATGGTTGCCTTCATGTTGGCAACTCCTACCGATAGTGCGAAACTAGCCTGTTATCGGTGTGCAGGCTAGGGTTTGGAAGCGCTGCGCAGCCGTTTCCGGCTGCACAGCGGTAGTGGTTAGAACACATCCCTCTCAAGGTCGAGCCTGACCTGCTCAGCGTGAGCATCCGTGGGATCGGGCAGCAAATTCCCCCACATGTACTCAAGCGGAATCGACCACCCCTGCCAACGGCATTCGTAGCCGTAGCAGAAGTTCACCAGCTCAACCTTGTACTGGTAGTCCCACAAGCGAGCTGTGCGGGCATTGCTGACAGCGGACTTCTCGATCAGCATCGGCCTGAATCCGTCCTTCTCAAACGGGTCGGGATACCACACCTCGGTGTTCCAGTACTGCTTGCCCGTCAGGCGGAACATCGGGTACAGCAGCCGAGCGACGATCAGCACGCCGCGAATTCTGCCGCGCGGCCCCCACTTCTCCCACACGAACCTGCGGCTCTCGACCTCGTAGGCCCTGCGAACCATGAGCAGGAACATCCGAATCCTGCTCCCCTCGTACACAACCGCCAACCCGCTCCGCCGCAGATCCTTGATGATCCCTGCGAACAGGTACACAGTCAGGAAACCACTCGTGCATGCGACGATGAACATGAAAAGCTCCCAAGAACTCATTTGACCCTTCTTTCTAGAAAGCACAAAGGGCGAGCCACCAACGCGATGGCCCGCCCCTTGCGGTTGCGGAGTTTACTGCCGATCAGAGAACCTTGAACACGGGATTGCGGTAAGCCGCGTCCCCCGGCTTCGTGTCCCTGTTCCAAAGGTTGACCTCGCGCCACAGGCTGTGGTAGGCGCTCCTGAGGGCGCTGAGCCTGCGCTTGCGAGCCTTGCCCTTGCCGAGCGGCGCGTGAACCGTGTTACCGACACCCACCGCCATCTCCTCGTTGATCGCAACGAGCACGCTCCAACCGTCGATGCGGTTGGTGATCTTGACTTGAGCTGTCACTTACGCCTCCTCTTCTGCGGCTTCTTGCCGCCGTTGTCCATGATCTCTTGGACCGATCGCCAGTATGGCAGAGTCGAGTCCTTCACATGACCCTTGGGTCCGCCGTTGTGCTTGCGAGCGGCTTCCTCGTCGTTCTTGGGCTTGTAACGGCCCATGTACGCCTTAAACACGCGGATGCTGACCTCGCGGTCATAGCAGTCCTCGTGCTTCAGGTCGCGCAGGCTCGGGTCAGCCTCCTGTGCATCCTTGAAGTAGCCCGGCCTGATCTGAAGGCAGCCGATGGCGTTCTCCTTCTTGTTGAACGCCTTGTCGTTGCCGTCCGACTCCTGCTCAATCAGGCTCTTGATGAGCAGTTCGCTCTGAGCCTGAACGGGCGCGCCGCAGAGCAGCGCAGCGATGATGATGGTGATTAGCCTCACGACTCCACCTCCTCGTCGCAAACGTAACCGTCCGTGATTCTACCGAACATCTGTCGCTCCTTTCTAGGAGTTCTCGTGAACTGCACGAGTCAGTGCGTCTCGGAATGAGACAAACCCGCCACAACCAATCAAGGTTGGAGCGGGTGAGGAGTTTGCGGACGAACCCGAGACTCAGCTCAGGTTCATGTGCCAGTTGATCGTGACGACGAACGCGTCACCAATCACTCGGCTAGTGACCTTACGCCCATCGAGATATCCCTTGCGCCAATCGGTGATCGTCTTGATCCACGCGTTGGCGACCACGCCTTCTGCCCATCCGTGGGCGAGATCGGCGCCGTCGAACATCTCGACGGGCACCGCAATGGTGACCTCCGTGTCGATGCAGCTCTTGCCACGCCAATCGTCGTACGACCGACTCGCCACACGCACCCACGCCTCGGCGGCGAACTTGCCGCGCTCGTGGGTGAACTCCACCAGCTTGTAGTCGAGGTTGAGGCTGCGCAGCAGCAGCCTCTCTCCGATTGCTGGCAGCTCGGGGTTGGCGGTCGCGAGCCACTTGTACTCGCCGACGTCCTGTGTGGCGTAAACCGCCATCCAGTCGGAGTCGTCCTTGAGGTGTTCGCGCAGCGCCTGAAGCGACTCGGCGTGCCGAGTCATGGTTCCCTTGCTGTTGTCGTTCACGTCCACGAACGACACGACGAACTTGCTCATCTTATTCCACTTCATCTGAGCCTCACTTTCTGCGGGCTGTGCCCGCCTGCGGACTTTAGCGTACGGCGTTGCCGAGCCGTGCCGCCATCTCTTCGAACGCCTGCTGCAGGGAGATCTGCTGCAGGGCTGCGATGCGCCTACCTTCCTCGGTAGCCTCGCGCCCAACCTCTGCGGCAGCCGACCGCAGGGCGTTGTTGAACTGCTTGGCGAGCAGAGCGCGCTGCTCGGCTGCCTTGCGCTTGTCTGCAGCCGCAACCTTGGCGGCCTTGCCGGGCCGTTGGTCGGCAGGCTTGGCGGGCTTGTTAGCCGCAACCATAGCCTCCCACCCCTTGGGGCGGCGTGTGCCGACCATCTCAACGCCCTGCTCGGGCTGAGTCACACGTTGACCCAGGCCGATGACCCGCCGCTCAAGCCCCACGGCGGGGATGCGGTTGCCGCCCACGCGGTCCCGCTCGAAGCCGTGGCTGTGGCCACGGACACCACCCGACAGCGCTCGCAGCCGGATGTTCATCTTCGGCATACGCGGCTGCCGAAGGACGCCGTTGTTGGTGGTGATGTACGCTGTGCGCGTCTCACCGATAATCGTCGGGTAGCTCACTTGACCTCCTCGATGTTGTAGAACTTCTTGAACGCCTCCCAGCGTTCCTTGACTTCTTCCTTCGACAACCCGCGTCCCTGCAGGCTATCCACGTTCCACTCGTCGCCCTCGTTGTCGGTGAAGATGGCGAACACGTCGAACCGCAGCGGCTGGTCGCTGTCCATTGCCGCGAACTGGGCGACGCCATGCGGCGTCTCCACAACCACTTGGCGGTAGCCCGGCTTCTTGACGTCGCTGATGATTCTGTTGCTCATGGTGACCTGCCTCTCTGCGGACTTTGCGTCCGCTGTTGAATGTTAAAGCCTCCGCACAACCTTTCGGCTGGGCAGAGTCGTGTAGGTCGTCTGAACTCGGATACCACTTGCATAGAAGGGTAGCGACAGCTCGACTCTAACATGGAAACCCTCGCGCAACCTTTCGGCTGCGAGAGGGGAAAGCGCGAGTGGCGGATCTCTCCGCCACCCGCGGGATGTGCTGTATCGGGCACTGCCCGGCGCTTGGCTTGCGCACGTCCGTCCGAGAATCGTCCGACTTACCCCACTCGTGACGGCGTATATTCAGTGCGGGTCTCTTATCCAGCCGGTTGCGCGGTCGCATTGCGCATCGGTTTAGGTTCAGACTTGTAGTATTCGGAATAAGCATTGCCGCCGTCAACGCATCACGTACGCAACCCCAGCCCTGCGGACTTTCGCCCGCACGCTAGGGTACGCTTGTGTCACGCTGATACGTGCGCCACATCCTTTCTCGCCTGGTGTCGCATATGCATGTCGTTACCCCGCGGTTTCCCGCGAGGTCAAGACACCTGGCTACCGCAGACTCTATTGGCCCAGCTCTGATGGTTACTAACCACCGACCGCTTCGATATCTGCGCTACTTGGGCGTCGCTATACCCCAGGCCACACCCCCCTGCCGTGCGCACTTTCGCGCGCACCGTAAAGGTAGCATCCTAGGAGCGGTTCCAACTCGCACCTATCTAGTTTGCACTATGCGACTGGATTGCCCAGCCGGTGCCTCTGAGAAGTCGCTCGCACTAGCGCGAGGCTTCGACGCAGCGTCGTAATACGACACGCATCCTACGGTTAGTGAAAGTTCCCATTAGCGTTTCCGACTTGCGTCGGCGGGTCCTCGATGCGCAGTTAGCGCACACGCATTCTTCCGTAGCAGATTCCGCAGTCACTCCCGTGCGCTTCTCGCGCTCACGGTTCCCTAGCCGACGCCGCTCATTCGCTCGTGATCGCTCCCAGCCACCCGGTCTTTCACGGGGTAGGGAATCTCTGCGAGACCGAACTGGTCTCTCGACTAGACTGCTGTATGTACTCACCTCACGGGGAGGGGAACCCCTCCCCCGCCGGCCGGCGGGGGAGGGTATCCGCGCACCGTGCGATCAGGCGCCCTTATAGCCCGCGCGGCGGGCGGCGTCGGACTTGGACTCGCCCGTCAGCCAGTAGGACACGAGGTCGCTGATCGTCCAGTTTCCACCGAAGCCGTCAGCGCGCAGCGGCATGTTGTGCGCGGACTTCGGCAGCGAGAGGAGCAGATCCGTCGCGTCTGCCATGAACGCTTCGGCGGCGGCGTGCTTCGCGGTCGCAGCGAGCAGATCGGCGGATCCGATCGCGCCGCGAATGGCGCGGGCACGCGCCTTCCGCAGATCGAACGCGGTCTGCTCGGGGAGGGCGCGATCGGCGAGGCGGGCGCGCAGCGTCGCCTCCAAGTCGCGGGCGAACTTCTCGGGCGAACGAGAGGCGGAGGCGGAGTCCCACGGCGCCGGCTTGGGTGCGGTCGCAGCAATCGCGGACACGAGGTTCAGGGTGCGGGTCACGGGAGCGACGGGAGCGGGAGCGGGAGCGGACATGGTACGATAACTCCAGGGGGGACTCCCGTCCGACCCGCGCGGCACTCGCCGCGCGTCAGGTCGTTGGGGTTGTCTGCCCTACACCCTCAGGAATCGGCCGGCGCCTGCGCCGCCGGGGGTCCACCCACTTTCACACCCCCAAACCAACTATAAGCACTTTCTTTACGCAAAAACGCCCCGCAAAAACGGGGCGCCCCTCTATATTAAATAAGCACTTTCTCTCTACTAGTCTTTTATCTTGGACTTGAAGACACGATTCTTATTCTGCTCGGAAGCCGTGGCATACCTTAAATTCTCTATTGTATTATCATTCCTAACTCTGTTTATATGGTCCACGGTCATGTCCTTAGGGCACGGGCCTATGAAGGCTTCTGCCACTAGTCTATGGACAAATTTTTTCTGCATTTGGCCTTTCAGTGCAAGTACAACGAAGCAATAGCCGTCATCATCTCGGTGTTCCTTGACAACACCACCAGGCTTGAGGTAATATCTTCCACGATTGAAAACCATCCTGCTCTTCTGCCGAACAAGGCCTGTATTGCTGATTTCATAGGCTGGATTTGAGGGTAGCTCATGCCAGAGTACCATTACTACCCATACACTAGTGTATATCAGTATAGCATGAATATTGATATAAAGGGGGTTTTGAACAAAATTGCGCCTGCAAAGACGGAGGCTGTTGAGGTCACGACTGTTCAGGCTCCTGCGGAAACTACGCCTTTAGAGGCTCCTTGCCTGCCAATGAAGGAGGCTATAAAAAAGATGCCTGTTGAAGATGGTTGCGGATCTGCCGAGGAGTGGTTGGGAGATCTAGATAAATGGCCTTGCGTGTGTGTGGTTCCATCAGCAGATGTTTGGAATATAACGTGCGCCAAAGGCAAGACATGGGACGAGTTTTGGACTGAAGAACTCAAACGGAACATTTTAGGTAGAATTTGCACTGCCGTTAGGGATGCGTTAGACAGCGAATGCGTAAGGCTTTCTCCCTACATTAGAGAAATACCTTACCCTCTAAAGCTAGTCAGGCCACTTGATCCACGAAAGCCGATGTATGTAGACAATAAGGGTAAAAAAAGGTATCTTGTGGTTGATATGGTGAACAGAGGCGCCATGAACGATTGCTGGTGGTGCCAAATAATGCTCAGGTTAACCTTTATTTGGAAGCTACTACTGCTGGTGTCAGGCTACCTGCAGGGCGGGAAAAAATTCAATGTAAACGAGTTTTACACTGAGATGTGGCAAACCGTCATTAGTTGTGCAAGACATTGGTCGCCTACAGGGGTGATTGTTTAATATGAGAACTAGAAACAACGCTCTTCTTAACAAGTTAGCCGCAGCCCTTTCAATTGAAAGGATGGACATGGTTCTTCCGCACGAGGAGATGGAGGGGTGTGTTGAGATGAAAGAGGCTTTTCCTGATCCAAACCCTTGCGCTTGGATGTTTTTCGGCAATATGGGCGCTTGGCCAAAGGTGGCTGTTGACGGAAAAGGAAATATAACCAAGGTTTGTGACAACAGTCCGACGCCACGGTGGGCGGTAGAAGGGCCTATATATCGAGGGATATTGGATCGCATTTGCAAGCTTATAAGAGATGCTGTCTACAACGGTCATCTTCAGATAGACCCCGAATTCAATGAGTTCAAGGGAAGATACATAAAGCAGAATTTTGACTGGAGCACACCGGCCTTAGGACCGTACACAGATAATGGATATGTATTTAGTGAAATATTTCCTAGATGGCAAGAGGAAAGGGATGGCAACGCCTTCCAATGTTTTGATAACGGCTTGGGTAATATGAAGGAGATACTTGAAAAATTAAAGAGGTATTACAGAGGAGCTGGCGGCATTGGCGAAGAGACGATTTTGGGCGATGGAGGTCGTGGATGGAAGAGTTTCGCAACAGATTTTGTAAATACGCTTGTTGACTGTGTTTTAGAAATAATAAAAGAGGGGATTCCGGCGTGAGAAGCCTGCAAGGTATATTAAACAAACTTTCAGCGGCAATGATTGGTGGCGGCGGCGAAGATATACCTGAGCCTAAGCCCGACGCCCTTACAGGATGCAGAGGTGAACCGATAGGCACTTCTTGGCCTTTTATAAGCAAGAAGACCCCAGACATGCCGATTGGCGCCGGCAAATGCGAAGTGATAAGGGCATACTACAAGAAGCTAAAGACTCATTTTGACCAGTGCAGGTCTGAGTGCTTCAAGTCTAAGACTGGCGGCTTTGATGACGCTCAATTCGTAGAGTGTCTTAAGAAAAAGCATGCAGCTTACGTTGGAAGCGGAGGAGCCACTTCTGTTAACGTATATATGACGCCTGAGCCTTCCGCGCAGCAGGTAAAGCCTGACAAGAACATTCCAACCTCTAATGTTGACCCAGAAAGAGTGAGACAGTGCGAAAAGAGCAAGCTAAGATGCCAGTGCGAGTATCTTGGCAGAAAGTACGAAAGCCTTCTTAACTCTGCGCGAGAAGCCGAGCTTTTCATAAATAAATGTTCTCCAGAGTATCGCACTCCAAATGAGGGTGACGAAAACAGGCCTTCAATGCACGAGCAATTCAGAAGAAGATGTATGCCTATAAGAGCGCGTTTTCCCGTAGAGAACAAATGCGACAACATGGGAGGAAGATGGACTTACGGGGATGATTGCGGGTATATATGTAGTAATTGCGGAGTAACAAAATGAGTAGAATTAAAAATATCATAGCCAAGTTTATCGCTGCTGTTCAAGCTACGCCGCCTGATGCTCCAAGACCTGGATCAATACCGCTTCCGCCTACAGGCAGACCAAGGCAGCCGCCAACAGGTCCTACAAATACGCCTGCGCAGCCCCCTAATCCGCCAACGCCAAGGCCATCGCCTCACAGGCCGCAATTCACTATGTGTCCAGACGAAATCATGGGGGAATGGCCGCCGAGGGTTCCTAATGGAAATACTAGCACCGCTAACCAATGCAAGAAGATAGAGACTCATTTTGCTCAACTGAGAAAGCACCTCAAGGAATGCGCAAGCAAGTGCAATTCTGATAATGGTTTAAATTACGATTGGACGACTTGTCTTAACAATAAGTGGAACGAATGGCTGATAGACCAACCAACTTCGTCTATAGCCCCTGTTGACATGACTGGAGTAATGGCCGCCGTTCCTTTTGAGATGCCTGAAAGCCCAATTCCTCAAGACGAGACCCCGTTTCCTCTAAGGCCAAACCTTTCCGGAACACAACTCAGAAACTGCAAGATTCACAGAAACAGGTGCGCTTGCAATGTGAGAAGAAAAAAACTTGAGCATATGCTAAAGCTTGCAGAGCTTGCAGAAAAATACTATTGGATGTGTCCGCCATACAATAAGGACGACGCAAAGACAAGATTCAAGAATGTTTGCGAGGCGCTTAAGATGGAAAAGCCCGCATCAGATACTTGCTCGCCAAACGCAGACTTTGGAGACGATTGCAGAAAGTACTGCAGAAACTGTGTATAAAAAGATACTCATATGAAAAAACTAAATAATATACTATCTAAATTAAATTCCGCTTTTGCTGTTGAAAGAGATGTTACAGAAGCCCCGATGATGCAGGAGACAATACCCCCGCTTCCTTGGAGTGTAGATCAAAACCTCACAGAGATGTGCTGCGGCCTATCTGAGTGGGATTTGATTGAGGCTACAATATGTGGCGAAGCCGCTGGATGCGAAGAGGATGCTAGACAGCGAGTCTGGGGTGTAATTGTCAATAGAGCAATGCCTGGAACTCCAGCTGGAGAATCGCCCGATGTTTACAACAGAGGTGTTTGCAATCTAGACGGTTACGCAAGAGTCATAGGGCGTAAAAAGCAGTTCTCATGCTGGAATGCAAATCACCCTTGTGGCGGAGGAGACCCTTTCGCTAGTTGCGAAGCATTAAAGGAAAGAGTCCGATGCTTGAAAAAACTCTGCGGAAATAGACCGGTGAATCCTGGACAATATACAGGAACATCTGGACTTGATGCTCTTAAGAGGCTAGGCTTCACTGCAGAAGAAGCAGTAAAGGTTAAGCATTACATGACTCTAGCCGCTTTCCTTGGCTGGCCATATATTTGCGATGAAGCCAAGAATGCTGTAAGAAATGCTTCTCGCGGTAAGAAGTCTTGGGTTGGTTGTGTTACTGTAACATGCGCTGGCAAGACCCATAAGATCTGCTCAGACGGCTGCCACGTGTTTATAAGCAATGTAGCATAATGCAAAAAACAATTAAACGCTAGGAACAGAGATAATTGAAGTATTACGCCCCATGCGGTCACCCGTGTGGGGCTGTTTTTGAGTTATTACTAAAACAGGACCGTTGTCGGCTGTTTCAAAGCTGTAGTATACAGTGTTCACGTTTGAGGCAGATGTCCAAAGGGCTATGCTTGGAGTGTAAGATGCCGCCACTCTATATGTATATAGAATTGCGTTTGTGCAATCTACTATCACTCTTGAATTAACGGTATGCGCTAAGTTGGTGGTCGTGGTAATTGAGTCGTTAGATAATATGTCTCCACCAGCAGTTGTCCACAAAAAACCACTGGCGTAATTAGTCCAATTTATGAATCTATAGTCTATAGCCCCCGCCAACAAAGCGCTGCTAATTGGATAATTTACATTTGAGCCGCTTAGCGTCTTTACATTCAACAGTATGTGAGCAGACACAATTGTGCTTGGGTCTATTGAGCTTGGAACAGAAAATTGAGCAACAACTTTATTTGTTGTTGACACTGTCGAGATAGATAAATCTCCAGTCCTATAGTTGGTACTTGGACTTGCCGAGGATATGTATGTATCGAGTGTTGCTACGACAGTGTTTTCAATTATCAAAGCTGTACCTGCCCTCTAAGCTCAACCCTGCCTCTGCCTGAAAGCTTTACAAGACCTAAACGTCTGCGCATTTCTCTAACAGACTTCAGGCTTTTCTTAAGATGTGACGCAATATCTACATCCTTCATGTTGGCCGCATTAGTAGTTAGAAAGTGTTTTTCAATCTCAGACCATCGTTTTTTTGAAGTATTCATGGGTTAACTCCGCAAAAATATACACGATACACTATAATACATTGTGGCAAAAAGTCTAGATCCTATTAAATCTTTTCTGAAAAAGATTAACAAGAGAGGTAAGGAAAAAATTTCCTACGAAGACGTTGTCGCTATCATTGAAATGATTGCAAAAATGCATAGGGGTAAGAAATTTGGATTCATGACTGAGGAAGACATAGAATCACAAGTAAGGTTGATATGCATACAGCAGCTCAGATTCTTTGATGCCAAAAAAGAAGCAGACGTAACTCACCATAAATCTTTGGAAAGATGGTTAAATAAAATAGTAAAGAATAGGCTTAAAAACTTCTACAGGGATCACTGTCTTTCGGTTAACGAAAAGCATTCATCTGCAAGACAAAGCTTGAGCAGATCTGCTTGTTCTTTAGACGACCAAACACATGTAGCCGACCAAAATTCAATACAAAGATCAACCATACAGGAAGACATAGAGCATGCAGAGCTGCAAATATTTATAGAGCAAAGACTTGACGAGTCCTACATGGAAATATACAAGGCTTGTATAAACGATGAGGCCGTAACGCCATACTACAAGAACAAGTTGATGGGTAGGATAAATGAAATCCTGAAGGAGTGGAACAGTGAATAAAAAGCTGTCTTCTGTAGATCTGCAGTTTATAAAGGAAAACCTTGAGAAATTGTCGCTGGCTGAGATAGCTAGAAGACTAGACTGCTCTGTAAAGACCATAGAAAGATACAAGAAGAAACTATCAGCTCCAGATGCAGTAATTGAAGGAGGCAAGGTCGAATACCAAGCCGAAAAAGACTTGTCGTTTTGGTCTAATGACCTTATGAACTCTGCTCGTGGCCGTAGAATAAAAAGCATACTGACTAAAGACGAATGGGAATCTTTCTGCGAGGACTGGGCTGGATATCATATTCAGCTTGATGATTTAAACCACACCGAGGAAAACAACATAGAGCAGATAATAATGCTCAAGCTTAGAATAGATAAAAACCAATCAGACTATTCCGGCGCTGTTAGGCTTCGTGATGACTTGATGAAGGAAAATGCTATCAGAGACCTGAAGGATCTAGACTTGACAGATCCACAGCAGGCTGCTGTTTACGAAAAAGTATTTGCTGCTAGCCTAAGATTGACAGATTTAAACAAGGAATACAAAGAGCTGCTGGAAAAGAGCACAAAAATAAGTGAAAGCCTTAATATTACAAGAAAGCAGCGCGAGGAAAAGGGTAAAATAGGTGCCGACACATTCTTCGCTCTATGCAAGAAATTCGACTCAAAGAAGACAAGAAATCAGGAAGGAAGAATGGCTGATCTTATGCGTATGTCAATGACGAATAAGCAAAATGAGCTTAGGAACGGCGTAGAGTTTATGGACGGAGAAATAGCTCCACAATTACTGGATGCTGAAACATTAAGATTAATGGACAAAACAAATGAATAAAACCGCAATAATCACGGGAACGTATGGGCAGGACGGTTCATACTTGGCTGAGCACCTGCTAGAAATTGGATACAAGGTATACGGTGTATCTAGAAGAACTTCTTCTCGAACTAATGAGTTCCTTTACAGCGCGTCTATTAATCCAAACTTCACTTTGGTTAATCTAGACATAACAGATCCGTCTGGGATCACAGAAATGATTTCTGACATCAAGCCAAACGAGTATTATAATCTAGCCGCAATGTCTCATGTAGGGCAAAGCTTCAAGGAGCCTATCAGCACTCTGAAGACAGATGGAGAGGCTGTGACAATAGCTCTAGACGCTATAATGAAGTACAGTCCAAACACAAGATTCTATCAAGCCTCTACTTCTGAGCTTTTTGGGAATTCGCCAGGGCCTCAAAGTGAATCGACTACTTTTGCGCCAAGAAGTCCTTATGCTGCAGCGAAACTCTACGCTCACAAAATGGTAGGCCTATATAGAGAGGCTTATGGTATGCACGCTTCCTGTGGAATACTTTTCAATCATGAAAGCCCGAGAAGAGGCTTAGATTTTGTCACAAGGAAAATAACTAGAGGCATCGCAATGTTCATGCTGACAGGGGAAAAGTTTACAATAGGAAATCTTGACGCTCAGAGAGATTGGGGTCACGCCAAGGAGTATGTTCAGGTAATGCACAAGATGCTTCAGCAGGAAGTGCCTGACGACTATGTAATAGGCACGGGCGAAACTGCATCAATCAAAGACGCTATAGATTATGTATGCGAATTGGCTGATATAAAGGAAGAGCCTTACGTACAAGACCCTAAATTAATAAGACCAGCCGAAGTAAATAGGCTAATAGCTGATCCTTCAAAGGCTCACAAGAAACTCGGATGGAAAGCGAAGATAAGATGGAAAGATCTTTTGGCCGAGATGCTAGACAGCGATGTCCAAGCTTTGGGTCGCAATAGTGTATTAGATATGCTGTGAGACGTAAAAAATACAGAAACCCAAGGGATTATGAGGCATATAGAGAGTTTCGACGTTCAGTTCTAAAAAGAGATAGCTATAAATGCCAATATCCAGGTTGCCAAGTAAGACAGCAGTTAGAAGTGCATCATATTAAAAAATATGCTGATCACCATAGATTAAGAACAGAGATATTCAACGGTATAACGCTTTGCAAAAAGCACCACTTTTCAGTGACGGGAAGAGAAGAGCAGTACGAATCGGTTTTTTATAGAACCGTCATAGCAAATGCAAATGAACCAGATTGGGAAAAACTAGATGCCCCGAAAAGGATACGCAGACGCAAGAAAGCAAGCGCAAAAAACTTTAAAAGAAACTCTGTACGCAAACGTTATCGTTGATACAAGAGAAAAAAAGCCTTGGGATTTCGTTGATGGCATGCCTTCTGGTTTTTATGTCAAAGAAGTTAAAAACATTGCTCTTCCATGCGGAGACTATTCTTTGGAAGGTTTTGAAGATAAGAATGGTATAATAATAGAGAGAAAGAATAGTATCGAAGAAGTTATAGGAAACTTCGGAAAAAATTGGGATCGCTTTACAAAAGAATTAGATAAGCTTGCTGAATATAAGCGATCCTATATAATAGTTGAAGACGATCTAAAGGATTCTTTTGCTAGATACGCAGCTAGAAACCCTCTGAAGGGCAGGTATTTCACCCTTTCTCCAGACTTCATAATGAAGCGAGTGTGTGAAATAGATTACAAATGGAATATAAAAACCTTGTTTCTATCGAATAAATACTTTGCAAAAAAATACATGTGCAACATGTTCAAGCAACTAATAGAAGAAAAAAATGCAACTAAATTGGACTGAAGATCACATAAAGGAGTATCTCAATTACGCCTATCTTGAGATAGGCGATGCTTTTAATATAGAAACTCAAAACCCATTTGAGGTTGATCTTCAAAAAGATGGAATAGCAGAGGATTTGGTAAAGGTCTTCAAGAATATTGATTACATGCCATTCACTGTAAAGACACTTTTGAACATGAATCTGTTTCCATATCAAATGGCAATACTCAACACTCTTTGGACAAAAAGACTTCCTATGTTGATAGCCACCAGAGGAGGGTCTAAGACCACCATGCTTGGCTGCTATGCCATAACAAAAGCTCTTTTGGATCAAGGCAGCAAAATAGTCATAGCAGGCGCTGGTTTAAGACAGTCTGGTTTAGTGTTTGAATCAATGGAAAACATTTGGAAAAACTCGCCCATTCTGCAAGACATATGCGGTGCCAACAACGGCCCTAGGCGTGGAGTGTTAGGTTTCCATTGGGATATAGGTGACAGCAAGATAATGGGTATTCCGATAGGAACTGGAGAAAAGATCAGAGGTCTTAGAGCGAATACCATTATTGTAGACGAGTTTGGTTCCGTTAATCCTGATATATTTGAAACAGTAATTAGAGGGTTCGCTTCTGTTCAAAGCAATAATACATTTGAAAAAGTAAAGCAGCAATATCAAATAGACGCGCTAAAAGCGATAGGCATGGATAACTCAAGCATAGAAGATTTTTTAGGCGATACTAAGAGCGAAGGAAATCAGATAATATTAGCAGGAACAGCCACGTATCAGTTCAATCACTTCTTCAAATACTACCAAGATTACTGCAATTTGATATATGAACAATATAGAAACGGGATGGCTAATCTATCTGAATATGCTGTGATAAGACTCCCTTGGGATTATTTGCCAAACGGCCTAATGGACAAGACTATATTGGAGCAAGGTAAGGCGACTATGGATACCGCTATATTCAAAATGGAATATGGCTGCGTCTTTGCAAAAGACTCCGATGGTTTTTATCCAGCTTCGGCCATACACAAGGCTACCTGCCCTATAAAAACTCAAAATGGAGAGCTTAAATTTTATGCCGAAGAGTACGGCGAAAAAAATTGTAGATATGTCATGGGCGTCGATCCAGCCTCTGAAAGAGATAACTTTGCCATCTCAGTAGTGAAAATAACCGATGAATACAGAGGGTTGGTATTTTGTTGGAGCACGAATAGAAAAAGATTCGAATCTCAGAAGAAGAAGAAACCTCATCTATTCACTGGAATCGAAGATTACAATACCTTCATCATAAGAAAAATACATGAGATATGTTCTAGGTTCAATATATCTAGAATACATCTAGATTCTGGTGGAGGCGGCCGTTCTGTAGTTGAAGGTCTGAAAGACCCCTCAAAACTAAAGGACAACGAGTATTGCATCTTTGACATGAACGATGAAGAAGTATCCGATAGAAAGGGCGCGCACATTGTAAACGTAATAGAATTCTCTTCAAGAGAATGGTATGAGAGCGCGCACTTCAATCTTCTAAAAGATATAACTACAATGTCTCAGATATTTCCTGCGTACGATGCGGTAGGCGTAGAACAGGCTAGAATGTCTGCTGCTGAAGACGAATTGGACGATATGTCTTTAGAAAATATACAATACGAAATAGAAGAATGTAAATACCAAACCACCTTAATACAAGAGCAAACGACCGCAAAGGGAAATAAAACTTGGGATCTTCCTAGGATAAAGGGCGTTGTGACAGAAGGAATCAAAACAAGACTTAGAAAGGACCATTTTACAAGTCTGCTCTTGGCAAATGATGCAGCTAGATCCTTATTAAATACTGTAGAAACTCCGCAAAAACACACATTCGGCGGTTTCTCATCAAAAGAAGCTTTGTCGCAAAGGGGTGAATCTTCACAGATGTATCAAGGAAAAGGTCTTAAGAGAATGAAAAATGCTCAAAACATAAATAATAGATCGAACTTTGTAAGAAGAGCCGATGGACCGGGCGGCTCAATAGCGTACTGAAATTGTGTATTTTAATTGAATTGCAATCGGATTAACATGGAAGACAAAAATAATTTTTATACCTCGACAAATAAGTCTAAAAAAGACGGTCTAGAAGATCACAATAAAGCCATGGCGGGTTTAAGTCCTGAAAAAATGGCTTTTGGCGGATTTTACTCTAACGTAGAAGACGGCATCTCTGTAAGACCACCATTTAATAGAAAAACTTGGGAAAGATTTAGACCAAACGAGAGAATACCAACAAAAGATGAAGAGGTAATGACCGCCTGCAGAGAGGCCTACGAGAGTGTTGGCTTGATAAGATCTGTAGTTGATCTGATGACTGAGATAGCCGTGGAGGGGTTAGAAATAGTTAGCGACAACGAGGGTGTAGACAATTTCTTCAAGCAATGGTCTCTTAAAGTTAATCTAAAGGAAAGAGCCGAAAGATTTGCTAACTATTTTGTTGTTGAAGGAAACGTAGTGGTCGGTAGAAGATTCGAAGGCATAGATATGCCGACTGTGAGAAGAATGAGAAGAGACTCGGCAAATGCAGCCAAGCGTTCTCAAATACCTTTAGACTATGTTTTATACGATCCACAGACTATAGAGCTTATAGGCGGTGAAGCCGCTATATTTTCGGGTTCAAAACGATGGGCTATAAAGCTTACGTCAAAACACATATCTCAATTCAAAGAACTAGCAAAGAAAAACGGCGATTCTGTTTTAAGTGATCTTGCCCCTGAAATCAAGAAATCAATAATGTCGTCCAAACCCGGCGTTGATCTAGTCATACCTCTAGATGAAGATTCTGTTTACGTAGGGCATTACAAAAAGAAAGACAGCGCCGTTTGGGCAAAGAGTTTTATTTACAGTATTCTTCATGACGTGATTTATAATGAAAAATTAAGATTGGCAAAAATCAGCGCTTTGGATAGCTGGTATAACTCTGTTAGACTTTGGAGACTCGGAGATCATAAAGAAGAAATTCTTCCTGATATAGGATCGATAGTAAGACTTTCAAACGTTCTAGAAAACCATAGCGGAGGAACTCTAGATATAATTTGGGATTCAATGTTGCAGTATGATCAATACTTTCCTCCCATCGAAAAACTAGAAAACTTCACAGAAAATTACGAGTCAATGCTTTTAGGTCTGGGTGTTCATAAGAGTCTTATCGGAGGAACTTCTGGATCTAGCGGTTCCAACGA